CCTTAGGATCAGATTGTGCTCTTCTAGGTGTAGGGGCCTGATAAGGCTGTTCTACAACTTTTTGTTTTGGTTGTTCTTCATTAAGTTTTTTTAATGCTCCTAGTCTTGATGCATCCTGAGCAAGCTTAGCCATATTTTCTTGGGCTGTAACTTGATCATCTACATTACCAGCTTCAATCGCTACTCTTAATGCTTGTCTTGCAGCATCCATATTTGTAGTAACTCTTGATTCAAACTCATTAACATAAGATTGATCTAAAGTAGAAAGTTTCTTTTCTAATCTATCTTTATCTAATTTAGTTGCTTGAGCAAAATGAACAGCTTCTTCTCTTTGTCTTTCAGCTTCTCTCATTTTACGAGTTAGTTTAGAAATACGTTTTTGAACGCTATCACTATAATCTTGTAACTCATCTTCTGGTTTTGCTTTTTTTAATTTAACTTCTCTTTCGTTTTCAAAAGATTTATCTTCTGGAACCTGTTCAACTTCTATTTTTTCTTCTAGAATTTCTTCTTGTTTTTCCGGTTCTCCTTTTTCATCTAAATTAATGTCTGCTCCAACTGTTTCACCTACATCAATTAGTTCTTCCGATGGTCTTATATTTTCGTCTGGCATAGTTTCTCCTATGTTTGTTAAATGAAATGAAGAAGAGATTCAGGATCTTTTACAGTTCCTAAAACTTCATCATCGTTAAGTATTCTCACTTCTCCACCTTCAATCGGTAATCTTGATCCTGCATATCTAGCAAAGATAATCCAATCACCTTTTTTGCACCACGGATCTCCGAACTTATCTTTATCTGTGTATGCTAAATCTCCCATCTTTAAAACATAACCACATGTTGTAGCTATTCTTGCTTTATCTAAAGTTTCTTGGGAAAATAAAATTCCACCTCTTGTTTTGCTTTTGGGAGTAAAAGGTAAAACTAATAATCTATAACCCGATGGTTCAGGTAACTCAGCAACCGTTTCAGTTCCAATATTTTCTGGAGTTAAAGGTTCTGGTTCTGGGGGTAAATTTTTATTCTCTTCTTCGTATTTGTCTTGAAGACCAAGTTTAATTTTTGGTGCTTCCTTTGCCGTCTCCGATGTCGATAACGTTTCCTTGCTCATCTTCTTGCTCCTTAGGTTTTAGCAGGTTAGAGATATCCTGTAATGTTAATTGTATGGCATGCGCCTGTCCTATTAAGTACTTGTATTTCTCCATATTGTCAACCCCTCCAGCTAGAATTGTATCACCTATGTTTTGCAATCTTTCTGATAGAGATCTTTGTGTCTTAGTTAGTAATAGTATGTCGTCCATCTTCTCTCCTTATAGTTTAAATTGTTGCAATACTATTAACTTTTCTTCAGCATTTGCAATCTTTTCTATTTGTTTATCTACTTCTTCTATATGTT